CAAGTTTATCTACAATCTCTACGTCTTGAATGTTATAATCAACAAACGATTGATAATCTTTTGTATACCAATCTTTAAATGTCTCATAAGGATTATCATCCTTTCTTTCACCCAACTCAATAAATGCGATGTGGTCAAGTCTGTAACTCTCACGACTAGTGTATGTAAATTTTTTATATAAGTCATAATAGTCTAGATGACCAACACCTAAAATATCATATATCTCTTGTTTATGTCCCATCTTAATTATCGTTTTACTAGAAACACTTTTCCAAGGAGATAGTCTTTTTATTTCATCTTCGCCAAAAACATTTTTGATACGATTACAAATATAAGGAATATCAAAGAACTCTGTGTTCCAACCAGTAATAACATCAGGACAATTGTTTTCCCAGAAAGATAAAAATTCTTTTAAAAGTTGTACCTCTCCATCACAATTAACATATGTGACATCATCCCTGTCTGTATGATAATCTCCGATACCCCAAACTAGAATTTGTTTGTTCTGATGGTTTTTGATTGTAATTGATAACATTGGTTCGATTGCATCTTCGGGAGAAGGAAACCCATTCTCACAAGCAACCTCAATATCAATTGTGAATACTAGAAGTTTATCAATGTCCCACTGAATGTCACCTTTATATGTGTCAGAAAGATAACTGTACTGAAACATGGTATTACCATAAACGAGATGTGGTTGGTCTTTATAATTATTGACCCACTCTTTCGCATCACGAATAGTGGGGTGTTGGACAGGTGCTACATTTTTACCTTGTAGAGTTTTGTAACCAGTTTCTCTAGTTACAGGGCAAAACAAAGTTGGGGAATACTTAACTCTGCGGTTGATTCGTTCCCCATCTTTATATTCTCTTAGTAGAAGATTATTGCCCCAAAGTGCGACATTAGTATAGAAATGCATAATATAGTATTCTCAGTGTTAGGTATCAAGTATAACTTATTCATATCGTTTTGTCAAGCGTTTTTATACATCAAGTTCTCTTTGTGACTCGATTAAAAATTCAGCATCTGCATCTGATGGATAGTTTGCGATTAGAGTTTCTAACTTATCAGTTGCATCTGCAAGTTTTACCATTTCAGAATCTACAGCACCTACTAAATCTGGATGCTCACCAATACCTACTGGACTATCAATATATGCTTGAATATTTGCCTTAGCAGAAGCAATCTCATATTCATACTTCATTGCTAATGCGTTGATTATTTTATTTGACATTTGTATCTCCATTTTTCATTAAGTTATTATCTCGGTTTCCTGTAGTCCTCATCATTTGAATCTCCTCTTTCTATGTAACTAGAAAGAGCAAATTTCCTGTCGGGATTTACTGCAACCTTAAATCTGGTGAGCAATTCCCTATTAATTAAAAATGTACTTTTAGAATCTCTTGTTGTTAATCCTATTGGTACATTTTTGTAAAGAGTGTTGTTAAATTTTATATCTACTAATACTATTGGTCTTTCATCTATCTGGTCTACATGAACAGGTTTAGATATATCAACAATATTGCTAGTAAATTTTTTACCATCTCTTTCCCATTTAGCAGTCTTACCTTTTATTTCTAATTTGTCTACATGAAACATGGATGCTTTAGTTCCATTACCTGTATCAAACTTAGCACGATATGGTCCAAGACCTACTATTTCTACTCTTTCTACATATCCAGCAGTTTGTGTAGAACCCACAAATCTATTTTTTGCTTTTCCAACATGGTCTAATATTTTTTCAATCAATCTTTCGTGGGACATACTTTGACCATCACCATTTCCAAAGTTAGAACCAATTCCAGGAGATCCATTACATTCTAAAATATATGCTTTTCCATTTACAATTGTGTGGTCTACACCAACCATATATGCGCCTGTAGAACGATATGCTTTTAGTATTAATTCTTTTTCATCATCAGAAAGTATGTAAGGAAATGTTTCTGCTCCTCTATGCCTGTTAGAACGAAAATCATCTTTTGGTTTTACTCTTTTTGTAGAAGCAATAATTACACCATCTATTACAATAGTTCTAACATCAAATTGAATTTCTAAAAATTCTTGTATCAATAAGTCTGCATTAAACTTCCATAATGATTGTATGACAGATACCATACTTTTGTAATCATTTACAATTGATACACCAATACCTTGTGTGCCTTTAATGGTTTTTATGATTATAGGAAACTTACTACCTATTCTTTTATGTGCATCTTTTACAGATTCTTCATTGTTAATAATAGATGTTCTGGGTGTCTGTATTCCATTTTGATTAAATGTAATATAGGTTGACATTTTATTATCACAAGTCATCATACCATCACGATTGTTAATCATAAATGCACCTGCTTTTTCAAAAGTAGAAAGTAATGCAAGTCCTATTTCATTATCTAAAACTCCAGCACGAACAAATACAACTGTTTTATTTACCTCAAAATCTACTTTATTACCTTCTTTATCTAATACACTTATTAAACCTTTCTCTATATCATTTGTGCTTATCCATGCATTTTTAGTATTAATTATATGGCAAGGTATTTTATTTTTGTCTGCATATTTTTTTATTTGGTTAGAAACAATTTCTTTTTCTTTAGATGACACTTTCGTTAAGATGGCAATTTGAATATCACCATCATTCAAATTTTCTTCTGCGATAAATGATTGAAAGTTTTTCATAATTTATTTTTCATTAAGTAGTTATCTATTGCACTCTGTATAGCATCTTCTGCTAAAACAGAACAATGTATTTTTACAGGTGGTAATGCTAATTCTTCTGCGATATCTGCGTTTTTAATCTCACTTGCTTCGTTGAGACTCTTCCCTTTAACCCACTGTGTGAGCAAACTAGAACTAGCGATAGCACTGCCACAACCATAAGTTTTAAATTTTGCGTCTTCAATTATTCCGTCATCATTAACTTTAATTTGTAATCTCATAACATCGCCACAGGCAGGCGCACCGACCATGCCAGTGCCTACAGATTTATCTTCGTCATCAAAAGAACCAACATTTCTTGGATTCTCATAATGATCAATTACTTTATCTGAATAGGACATTACCCTGTTGCCTGTTTCTTTTTGTTACCGATGTTATATTTTGTTTCTAAAGTCCATTCATCTTTTTCTTTGAATGAAATAACTTTAATTTGACTTAATGGTGCGATTGGTTCTGGATTATCTTTCATTGTAATCAATCCCCAGTCACCGAGAAGTTTCACGATTGTGTTTCTTCTTGCGATATCATTCTCAGTCAAGTTTGTGTCTTTGCCATCTAGAGCAAAAAGTTCTTTAAAGTGTACTATGAAATATCTTCCTTGTTTGTGTAAGATATGACACGACTGATACAACTTTCTTTCTTTACGAGAAGCAACACCAATACGAGAAAGAGTTTCTCTAACTTTTAAAAAGTCATCTGGCTCTTTTAATGCAACCTCGAACATTTGCTCTTGTGACCATGTGTAATTATCTTCCATGTTTGCCACCTTTATTCAATCTATTTTTAATAGAGTTTAATTGTTCATCATTTAGCATATTAAGAGCAGACTTTGCCTTTTCATTACTATATCCATAATACTCTTTAACATACTCTAGATCTTTTAGTTTACTCGCTTTCATCCACGCACTGTATCTTTTGCGAGTTCTCAAGGTATTTAGTAAAAAATCAAACTGAAGTTTGTTATCTAGATGATGAAATCTATTCATCTCGTTTACAAGATGTATAGTATCATTAAAAGGTGCAAGACACTTATTCACAATAAATGCTGGATACTTCTTTTCCCACATGGGATCATCGCTATCCATTAATTTTTCTTTGTTATAATTTATCGCATTAAGATATTCTTTTAGTTCGTAACTCATTTGAACCTCACTTGTGCCATTATTTCTGTAAGACACGCAAGTAAGTTAATCTCTTGGTCAGCAACAAAGGCAGACTTGTAAGAATAGTCAGCAAGAATAACCACTGCGTGTGGTATAGTTGCTGGTTCAATTTTGTCATATAAAGAATCGTAAATCTTACGATAGATTCTAACAGGATCGTTATCTAAATTATCAACAATCCACTTTCTAACATTAGTAAACTCTTGTGCTTTCATTGCCGACATCAAGTCATTAATATTAGTATCAGCAATTAGGATACCTGCATCAATTTGACCAGATGCTGAATATCTTTGTAACTCATTTAACACTCGTCTCCAATCAGGGAAATGTTTGTTAAGTAATTCAGCAACAACTTTAGTATCAAACTTGATGTTTTCTTGTTTAAGAATGTTCTGTACTCTAACAAAGAATTCTTTTGCTAGTTGTGGTTTTTCTTCTTTAGGAATAATGAAGTCAACCACACTACATCTTGAATGTAGAGGATCTATCAAACGATTCTTGTAGTTACATGTTAGAATAAATCCACAGTTCTTGTGAAACTCTTCCATAAACCCACGCAGAGCAGGTTGAGTAGATTGTGCGTTTAGATAATCTGCCTCATCAAGTATGATATATTTACGACCACCTTCAAGTGATACAGTAGACGCAAAGTTCTTAATCTTAGTTCGGAGAACATCAATACCTGACTCCTCCGAACCATTTATCATCATTGATGTTACACCCATCTGATCTAGCATTGCTTTGGCAATTGTAGTTTTACCTACACCTGGACCACCTGCTAAAATTAGATTTGGTATATGATTATCGTCAACAAACTGTTGAAATGTTTTCTTTAGTTCTTTTGGTAAAATGCAGTCTTCAATTTTAGTTGGTCGATACTGCTCGACCCACAAATATTTTTCCATAATATAATCCTAAGTAGTTTGTCAATTTATCCTTCGTATTTTGACTCTGTTTCAAGAGCAATCCAGTATTCAACTGAACCATTCTTGCTACTTAGATGACTGATATTTTTAGATGAGATTTCAACATCATAATTACCTTCCATTAACTTCATGTTTTCTACTTTAAAGAAGAAGTCAAATGTACCTGTACCAGATGTTTCTATATCTAATGAATAGGTATTTGCTGTATCATTCTTTTTATCTTTTACTTCTAAAGCAGAAGTACCAGAAGCATTACTTAACACTAAATCAGGTGCACCTATTACATTTGCTGCTCTTTGTAGTTTACTTAGAGCATCACCTTTAAGTTCAAATGTCACTTCAGAACTTGGCATTGTAATAGTTTTACTTGGTGATGTTACAACAGAAGAATCAGAATAAAAATACTTTAAAGAATTCTTAGGACTATTTTCTTCACTGATTGTAACATAGTTATCCGAAAAGTCAAGTATTGGACTTGAGAATAAAGATAAAGAAGCAAGAAATTCATTTAGATCATAAATTGCTACTTCCTTTGGAAAGGTTTCTTCTACATCTGCCTTTGCTACGATATTCTTCATAGCAGACATTGTGAGTAGACTGTTACCTTCTTTAATCATTAAGTTCTGATTGATAGAAGCAAAATTCTTCAATACAGAAATGGTTTTATCACTTAGTTTCATTTTATAATTTACCTCAATAGTTGATTGTATAATTTACTTTTGCAGATAATGTTCTGCGTTCACCTTTACCCCAAAAACAATATGTTTCTCTTTCTACCCATGAAGGATAGATAATCATTGTTCCAACTTCTGGTTTAACAAGTTCGAAGTTTGATGGTCTTTGTTTATCTAAATTAGATTTAACATCAGACCATATTAGTTTGTCATACGGAATGTGTATAGAATCGTTAGGACACTCCAAGTATAACTGAAATTGTAATGCGTTTTGTATTGCTGGTAGAGTATCTGTTTCGCCCTCTTTGTTTGTGATTATGTTCATTGAAACAACATCAACTGAACAGTTATTACCAGTTGCTCGCTTTATGTATTCTTTAGATAGTGTTACAAAAATAAGTTTCAATGATTGCATGGCTTCGTCAGTCAAACCATTTTCATTTATTTCTTCTACGACTTCTAATGGGAACTCAACACGCATTACTTCAAATGCTGTTACCTTTCTCATTGCGATCTTAAGACCACTAGGATTTTCTTTTTCTTCTTCTTTCATAATATCTTTTGTATCAATAGGATTGAACATTTCATTATAATCTTCAATTGTAAATGGTTTATCTGGGTCTCTTTCTGCTTCTTTAATAACTACAGACTCAGAACCCTCTTCAGATAATTTGTGTTTGTCGATACTTAATCGAGAATGGTCTTTACTTTCACCTACAATTTTCATAATATACCTCGTATTATATACT